GTTTTTAGCTCGTCGGGCGTGCGCTTGTTTTTCTCGTCCTTATCCTTCAGCAGAGCAGCTGCCGCCGCCATGATCGCCGGCCGCGTTCCGGGGATATTCGCGCCCCAGCGCTCCAATGTACCGGCGCCGTACGTGCCCGCACCCATCAGGCGCGGCATTGCCGATGCAGTTCCAATCCCCGGCAAACCAAGGCTACGGAGATAAGTACCCAGCTCACCGAGCGGTGGCAACCAGCCAGCTTCGCGCATGCGCTGACCAGTCTCGCGCCAGGGGGTGACGTGCTCACTCTCGAACGCGCGTGTTGCTTCGGCAATACGTGCCGAAGGCGTCAACTCTACACTACCGGCAGGAGTGGTGGTTCCCAAAACACTGGCCGCGCGCCTGCTCTCGCCAGGGGCAGGCGTGCGCATTTGAGTAAGTACTGGCTCCGAAGGAGATGGTCGTCCTTTCAATCCCGCCTTGTACTCCTCCTTCGCCACCGTGCCTGGTGCCATCCGGCCGGCCTCACCGACGCTGCGCAGCGTCGCCGGCGTCACCTCGGTTCCCCGCACCAGCTCGGGCAGCACTGCGCGTCCCACCTTGCCTACACCTGTGGTCAGGATTTTGGCTGCGGTCGTGCTGCCACCCGTGACCGAAGCCACGTCGGCAGTGAAATTTACCGGATCAGTCTCGAATGTCTTCCGAGCACGCTCGATAGTGCCATATTTCTTTTTCAGGTCTTCCCAGCTCTCCTGCACCGCCCCCTTGATCTGGTCCCAGCTCGGCGGATTACTGATTAAATTCCACGCGCCCAGGGCCAGATCACTATAATCAGAAAGCGTTGGCGGTCGCCCTGCACTCTGCGGCAAAGCCTCTGCCGCGCGGCTGATCGTACCAGCCGTGCGCTGTCCGAACGTCGTCTCCTCGCGGTGCGGGTCCCATGTTCCGAGCACGGGATCGGGGGACATCTTATAGTGGCCGAAGAATTGTTCAGCTGGGATTTTGTCTTTGTAAAAGTGCTCATAAAGAGCGGTGACGACGTCGCGGTCCGAGGCGTCCTTGGGGATTTTAGGATACTGCTTGCGTATTTCCTCGATCGTGGGGATCATGGAGTGAACCACGATGAAGGCGGTGGAGCGCCCGGTGCCGCTCCTGGCGCAGCAGCCGGTTCAGGTTCTTTTTCCATCTCTTCTTCAGGAATTGTTTCACCTTTTGACTGCATATAAGTCTGAATGTTTGCATTGCGCTTGTTGACGATCGGCACATACGTGTTTTTGGTAATCCTGCTTTCTACGCGCACCGCCTCGGCGATCGACTGCAGCAGTGTCGGCGTGAGAAAGCCGTTTGCAAGTGCCTTGCCGTCCGCCTTTGCCGACACGGAAAGCGCGCCTATCGTTGCCGAGCCCATCTGCCCCAGCTCCGACTGCAGTTGCTCCAACTGGGTCTTGTATTGCTGATATTTGGCTTCGGGCCAGCCTAATTCGGCGGCTATACGGTGCAGATAATCATCAATCTTGACGTTACCGGTGATTTGCAACTGCTTAACCAATTCAGACAACGCCTGGGCATGTCCCTCGATCTTTTTGCTACGCACATCCTGATTTTGCAGCTGCTTTTGCGCCTCGTTTATCAGTTTCTCTTGCCCCTTGACATAGGTTGAGTTGCGCAACTGCGTGTATTGACGCATCTCTTCCGCTTTTAGCCTATGTTCCTCGCTGCGCTGCCGCTGCCCCTCCAGCGCCTCAAAACGCTTATCGCTGCGCATCTGGTTCATCATCGACATCACTTGCCCAAATTGGCTCTGCCCGCTTGGGTTCATCAATTTCATTCCCGCCTGCAGCGCGTAAAATTTATCAAGCGGGGAGGCATTGGGCATGCTCTTCTCGATGCGTGCCGCCATGCGCGGCAGGCTGAACGGCCCGACCCCGTTCACCATGAAGTTCATGATCTCGCGCGGCGACATGTCATCCGACAGCGGCGTGCCGCGCTTGGCTTCCGGCGCAGGGGGAGGTAGCGCCATTGCGTTCGGCGCACCACCCGGCGGCAGCATCGGGCTTGGGCGCATCGCGGCCGCACCGGCAGGAGTTGCTGGTCCTGCCATCCTGCGTTCTACCGCTTGGGCTGCAGGATCACCTGCAGCACCACTAGGGCGCGCCGGCGCGCCTGGAGCCAACCCCGGCCCCGCCCCCGGTGTTGGTACTGCCCCCGGCATGAACCCGCCAGGAGGTGCTCCCGGCATTGGCGTACCGGGAGGAGCCATTCCCGGCGGGATGCCGGGAGGAGCCATTGGAGCAAGCCCCGTCATGCTGCGGTCCGGCGGGGGTCCGGGCCGCATTGGTGGTGTCGCATAGGGTGCTCCTCCCGGCGTAGCTCCCGGCACCCCCGGCGCAGCACCGCCGGCTATCTCGGCCTGGGCGTCCGCCATCATCTTGTTGAGCCCCTCGATGCCGCCGATCGACTGGAGGAAATTGGCCTTCCCCTGCAGGGTGCGGTATTTGTCCATCAGGTCCATGCCGGTCTCGACGCCTTGCAATGCGCCGGTACCAAAAGCGCCCAGCATGCCGAGCCCGGACAGGCCGTAGGCCACTAGTATCCTCCCCCATAATTCCAGCCCCGGCCTCCGCCCTGCATCCGGAAGCCCTGCCCCATATCACCCAGCCCGCCCATGCCCGGAGGCACACCACCGACGCCCGTAGGGCCGCCCAGAGGCATCATGCCGGTGGGGCCGCCTGGAGTGGGCATCATCCCGCCGCCCATCTGTCCCATTCCACCCATCCCCGCCATGCGCTGCTGTGTCTGCGGATTGGGGACGATAGTGCCGGGAACGTGCGGGATGAACATCTCCGGCCCCTCCTCGCCAACCATCGCCGGCTGACCCGGAGTAGGCTCGCCGCCGTATTGGTACACAGCGTAATTAGAGGGGAAATAGCCGCCGCCGCCGCCGCCCAAAAAATTCCAGTTCGTCGGCAGTCCCGCAAAGGGAGAGCCGCCCCAGTAATTGGGTGTGCCGCCGCCGCCCCCGCCAAACATGCTGCCGCCCAGGCTCGCGCCCGCCATCATCCCTGCCGGCCCGCCGAAGGCGCCGAGCGCCGCCCCGCCGATGGTGCCAAGCCCGCGCATCATGGCCGACTGCTGCTGCGCATTGGCCTGCTGCTGCTGCATGGCGTCGGCAAAGTAGTTTTGCTGCATCTGGTTGTAGGCGTTGAGCGCGCCCATGTAGTTCTGCTGCATCTGCTGCGGGATGGCAGCGCCCTGGGCGCCGAACGCGCCGAGCTGGCCGAGCGCGGACATGTTCGCCCCGCCGATCGCCTGATTGGCTTGCCAGGGATACATGGCCGACTGGTAGGCTAGGCCTGGCGCCTGCCCCATCATGGTCGTGCCGGTGACGCCCGCCGCTCCGGCGGCCTGCGCGGCCTGCGTCATGCGCGCAAGTTGTTGATTTTGCCAATTAATGTCAAAATTACTCAGATCGGTGCCGAGCACGCTCTGGCCGTAGGGCGTGGTCGCGAGCCCCGCGTTCGAGAGATTGGCCAGCGCGCTCGACTGCGTCTGGTTGCGCAGCTGGCTGTAAAGCGCGGACTGCGGATCGTACCCGGCCTGGATGATGGGGTTCATCAACCCCAGCATCTGCGCGCCGGTGCCATACGCGTTCGACGCCGCACCGGCGCCGTACCCCGCCGCCCCATAGGCGCCGCCCTGGAAGAAAGGCGACGACGGATCGTTGATCATCCCCTGGGCGATCTGCCCGTACTGCGGCGTCAGTCCCGGGTAGAGATTGTACTGCGACAGATCAGGCGTGCCCTGCGCGCCGGGGCCCATGAACCCCGGCAGCGGAGGCATGTTCGATCCGCCCAGAAAGCTCATGCGGTGCGCGGCCCGATGATGGGTACGTTAGCGCCGCTGCCCGGCGAGGAGCGTGTCGCCTCGGCGTTCACGCTCGCCCCCTTCGGGTGCGGCTCGACCGCCGACGGGGCCGTCGTGCGCATGCCCTTCTGGTGGATGCGCGCATCCGGGCGCTGGTTATGCCCGGACGGCGAGTGGTTCTTGCTCGGCTGGTATGCCATCGCTTAGCCTCCTAGTTGGTGCAGTTGAACGCAAGCCCCACCGTCCCGCTGAGAGCGTTGGTGGCGTGCGTGTTGGTCAGGTTCACGGTGATGGTGCCTGCCGCCGTCACCGCCGTGATCGGGACCGGATAGCCGTTGGCGACTATAGCGCCGGAATAGCTCGCCAGCGTCACCTGGCAGACGCTGGCGGCGGTCACCAGGCTGTCGTTGATCACGAAAGCCGCGTTGGTGGCGCCGGCCGTGGTCAAGGTGCCAGTGGTGACCAGCCCGCGCTGGGCGTTGCAGGTCTGCGGCGTGGTGCCGGTGGCAGTGCAGAACGAACCGAGCGAGTAGTTCACCGGCGTGTTGTTGTTCATCCCCGTGCCGGCGCCCTGCAGCGTCGCCATCAACGTATTGAGCGTGGAGACGATCGCCGCCGGGTCGGAGAATGCCGGCACCGAGGGCACCGTGGGCATGCCGCCGCCGAAAGCGATCATGGAGCCAAACAGCGCGCCAAAAAAGATACCGGTAGCCTTGAGCAGACGTCGCATTGGAGACCTCCTCGTGTTAATACTTGATCTGTTTGTTCAGCAGCAGCGTCGGCTGCAGCGTGACGAATGGCGTCGAGGTACCGCCCTGCGCGGTACCGGTGAAGGTGAAACTGGAGCCGTTGATGGTGAACGTCACCGGATTGAGCCCGGCCGACGCACCGGTCTGTATGTTGGCGGCACCGGTCACCTGCAGGTAGCCGCTGACCGACTGACTGCCGCCGATCGTCCCCGCAGGCGTGTAGGGCGGCAGATTGGCCGTGATAAGCGCCTTGTTCTGCTGCCCGCCGGCATTGCCCAGAATGGTGCCGTCGACGCCGCTGCCGGGGACGGTGATGCGCCCCGAGCCGCCGCTGTCGATCATGGCGACGACGCGCCCTCTCCCATCCGGGAGAGGGAAATTGCCGGCGCCGCAGCCGCCCACCCCCGGCGTGCCCATCTTCTGGTACAGCGAGAAAAACGGCGTCTGCCCGATGCACTGGCCTTGCAGCAGGAGAAAACCGGGATCGGCAACCGAGGCAACCGTGTCGATCACGGTGCCGACCGGCAACGGACTATGCGGATTGATCAGCACATAAAAGCCGCTGATCGCGTCATAGACGATTTCATAGGTTCCGCCGACGACCACATCGCCGCCGGCCACGGCGCCGCCGGTCGTGCCCGGATCGGGATTGCGCACGACAGTGAGCGCCGGCGTGCTGCCGACTTGCAAGGTCATATACGTCGTATTGGTAAAACCGGCATTGAAAATGACCTTGTAGCCTTCCACCTGGGCGAAATTGGCGGGCGTGGTGGCCGCGATCACTTGCGCGTTGGCGGTACCGGTCGACTGCGCGGTGGCAATGAACGTCGTCGAGCCGCCGAAAGCTGCCGCCAGCGGCGTGGTCAACCCGTTGAGCGAGGTGATGTCGGTGTTGGCGCCCGCCGCTGCGGCGTTCTGCAGGCAGGTGATGATGGCGTTGTAGTTCGCCATCACCTGGCTCGCGTCGGCAAGCTGATTATTCTGCAATTGAAAAGGCAGCGTGCAGCTCACGCCGGCAAATGCCGGCGAAGCAAGCAACAAGAATAATGCGCTCAGAAATTTCTTCATGCCGCTGCCGAGATGTTGGCAAGATAACGCAGCTGCTTGTAGCGGAAATGCCAGGCACCGACACGGAAGCCGCCGGCCGACTGGCCATTGGCGGTGAATTGCGCCTTGGCGAAGACCAGCGGGAAATGCCACGGCAGGATGCGCGGCGCGAGCGCCGCTGCCGTCGATCCCCATACCGCCTGTCCCCAGTTGAACTGCCCCCAGTAGCTCACCTGTCCTGCCGCCGACAGCGACACGCTGTCCACCACCAGCGCGTTCTGATCGGTAACCGTCAGCACGACCGGCGGGGCATTGGGCGCGATCTGCAGGTCGAGCAGTGTCTGCGAGACCTGAATATTCCCCATCTGATCGGTGTCGGGAAGGAATATGGTCTGATAGATCCACATCAGCGGCACGCCATTCTCGACGAACACGCTGTTGTTGTTCTGCACCGGGTCGCTCTGGAACAGCGTGCCCTGCACCATCGGCGAAGCGAGGATGAACGTGCCCTGATAGGCCTGGATCACGCTCGCCGGCAGCGTATGCGGCCCGTGCCATATCTGCCGCCCGAGGTCGTACCAGTACTCCTGATACGGCGCGCCCTGCACCAGCGAGTTCTGCGTGGTGATGCGGATGATGTTGCCGCTGCAGGCGGCGCAGATGCGCGAGGGCTGCGCGGTGAACAAAAACGGCACCACCACGCCCTGGCCGTCGATGCCGATCGGATCGGATATGTTGGACTGAAAATCGATGATGCGAAACCCGTCCGGCGACATGAAGCCAAGCCCGCGCGGCGTGTTCACCACCGACAGCGGCGCCAGCGTGCCGGTGGCGAGGTTCATACTGTTGAGCGCCAGATTGTTGGTCGCCGCGTCGCCGGTGACCTGATAGGTGTTCTGCGCCCCCTTGAACACCACCAGGCCCTGGATGATGCCGCCGAGCTGGTTGTAAAAGCGCAGCTGCCCGAGCGCGGAGAGCGGCGTGCTGTCGCCGAGCGTGAGCACCTGCGTGGTCGAGCTCGTCATATTGAGCGGGTTGAGGATGTCGGAGAAGACCAGCGCCGGCGCGCCCGGAGCGTTGTAGATGTAGTAGGCACGGTTGCCGAACTGGGCGACGCCGGTGGGCGGGATGGCGGTGAAGAAAGTCGCGGTGATGACACCGGCGGCCGAGTTGAGGTTGCCGGCGTGCCAGACCGGCGCGGTAGGCGTCGAGATGTCGAACCAGCCGAAGGCAATGGACGGCAGCAGCGTCTGAAAGCCGATGTGAGTGACCATGAGCCGCGAGCCAATCAAGTCGGCAATCGGCGGCGTCCACGGGCCGGATGGCGATTGTATCGCCGGCAGCGTACCGCCGACCGCACCGGTCACCGGCACGAAGGCGTTGGTCACGAGATTGAAGCAGAACGGATGGTCGAAACCATCAGCGGGATTGCTGATCAAGCCGTAGGCGAAATTGCCGATGATCTTCAAAAGCGAGATGGTGCCCAGGCCAGGGCCGAAGCCCGAGCTGAAGCCCGAAGACCAGGCGCCACTGAAGAACCCTCTGGCGATCCCCGCCGGACGACACTGCCACAGGCGCGAGGTGGCAGGATCGGGGATCAGGTTCGACAGCGAGGCCATGGCGCCGTTGAATGCCGTCGAGCCGTCGAGGCTGTCGGACAAGCCGCGCGCGCGCCAGGGGATGGGTTGCCCGTTCCTGATCATCAGCAGTGCGTCACGATACCGTTGGTGGAAGCAAACGTGCCGGCGTTGATGCCCGCACAGGTCACCCCCGCCGTGCCGTTCGCTTGATAGCCCGCCGTCACATTGAGCGTACCGGTAAACGTGTTCAAGCCGGTCGAGGAAAGCCGCAACCGCTCAACCGTGCTGTTGCCGAGATGGCCTGCCGATTGCGTGCTGATCGTCAGAACCGTCGGCATGGAGGTAGCGTTGACCGTGCCTTCCGTGGACACGGAGATTGCCGCTGCACCCGTCCAACCATTAGTAATACCGCCCGAGTTATTGAAACCAGTAAAACTGATAAAACCGATGCTGTCTCCACTGTTGACCGTGCTGATTGCCGACGTTGTCCCACGTGCGTAGTAGATGTTGATCGCATCGCCAAAACCATCGTTGTTGGCGTTGAATATCTCCATGACCATGTTGCTGTTGGTACCGTGCGAACCAGTATCGTAAGCGGGAAAATTGATGCTGCCCGTCCCCGATGGCATGCCGGCGGTATCGCGCAGGTTCACCCCGCCCCGGATCGGCCCCGCGTAACCGATGGTGGGATTGGCAGCGGGAAACGTACCGACAGCGGCACCGAAAGCGGCACGACCCGATACATCCGTGCCAAACAACGAATTGACGCAACGATAATTAGCACCATCCGAAACCGCCCACACCGATTGCCCCGGCAGCAGCACCTGCGCTGCGCTACCACACAATGTCGAGGTTGTCGGCGTAATGGTGACCGTTCCTCCGGCCAGATTGGTCATGAAAGAATTGAAGGTTGCGAAGCTCCCCGTCGCCTGCGGCAGCGCGACTGCCGTCGCGCCGGCGTTGGTGAACCCGACCAGTTGCCCGTAATCGGACAGCGCGATCGTGTAGCTGGCACCAGCTTGAATATTGGTCCCGATATATTGCTGCCAGCTGTTCACCATGTCGGTGAACGTGGTGCGAGCGATCGCCGGTGTGATCAGGCCAGAGGTATTGTCGGGAAAGTTGGTGCCGATCTCGGTGATCATCTGCGTCTTGGTCTTCTGCGCATATGCAAGCGCAGACGACAACATTAACGCAGCCGTCATAACAAGGGGCAATAGGATGGTCCACCCAATTGTTTTAGTATTCCTAACAGTTGCAATATTCGTCTTGAACATCCTCCTGTCGAGCGTTACCTGCTTGGGCGCGGTGCTGGGATCGTCTTTCATCGTCAAATATTTGCGCAGCATCTCGCCGGCACCGCCGCTGCCTCTTTCATCCGAAAGATATTGCACCCAGCGCTCGTCATCGACCAACTTGAACAGCTCGCCGGCCACGCGCGTGTAAAGATACGCCGAATTGGGAAACCACGGCACCTGCGTGGTGTCGATCATATCCGGCAGCAGCGGATTGTAGCGCACCGTCGCCGGGTAGGCACCCGACGCGGGCGGCCAGACATACAGGCCAGCCGGCGTCGTCGCCACATCCACGTAGGCTAGATACGGGTAGGACGCCAACCCCGGCTGCTGCACGAAAGTATCGAACTCCTCTTGCGTCACACCGATCAATTTATACGGTACCTGAAATATCTGATAAAAGCTGCCGTTGCGATGCAACCGCAGAAAATCATTCGGCATCAGATTGGGCCCCGAGCCTGGAGCGTAGCCCAGGCCGGACGCCGACGTGTTGAAGGTAAAATTAAAAGACTTGCGGATGGTGAGAAAATCGTAGTCCTGATCGAGCTCCTGCAGGACCGCGTTGAGAAGCTGCAGCGCCTGGGTGGTGAACCCAGGTGCGCCGGCAATCTGCGTGGCGATGGTGATGATCTGGGCTGCAGTCAGGGCCATTCAAGCTCAAGCTCTTCCTCGTCACTGAACTCTATCCAGTTATCAGGATCATCCGGCAGCGTCTGCTCGTGTCGATAAGCTTCCCACTCCTCCGTCGGCAAGCTTGGCCTCCCACTTGACTAGATCATCGGTCAGTATAGCGATCCGGGTTTTAATCCCTTCCGCGATTTCGTAGGCTTCCCGCTGCCTTTGGATTTGCTGCTGGGTAAGTCGCGGCTCGCCGCGCCGGTTTCCATTTTCCCACTCGGCTTTGATGGCTTCATCGGTTTTTTCAATTTTAATCTGGTGCTGGCTGGCATTGATATGTTCCTGCTTGATTTTCATGTGAATGTTCTCGACCTCGCCCCAGGCGAACTGCCGTTCGCCGGCATCGCGCAGCTTGTCGAGAATGGCGTTGAGCGCAGCCGGCGTGCAGTCGCGCTCGACGAAGCTTTGCAGCACGAGCTGGCGGTTGCCGTGCAAGGCAACCTGCAACGAGATGCCGATGGAGGGTATCTTGTCGAGATACTCGTCAGCCATCTCACACCTTCAAAAAGGATGGCGCGTTCTGCACCGCGCCGGTCGTTCCCGACATGCGGGTGCCGCGCAGCTTCTGGAAAAAATCCCGGCTGCGGCCCTCGATCTCGGCCTGATGCTGCCAGGCCCGCTGCATGGTGTCACGCAGCATGATGGCAATACTGGCTTTCACCCGGTAGGTTGAGCCTTGCCGGTAAGCAAAATTGTTTACCCTGATCTCGTTGCCGCTTTCCGGCAGATCGATGAGGATGTCCTCGACCAGCTCTTCCAAGCCGCGCTCCATGCGCGCCTTGGTCATCATCTCCTGCTTGACTTTCTCCCGGGCTTTCGCCTTGTCTTCTTTGTCGATATCTTTCTGCACCTCAGCTTCGAGTGCAGCGAGCTCAGCCGCCGTGAGAATGCTGCTCATGGGCTATGGGTCCAGGGCCCGCTTGCGGCTGCACGCGCCGAGATCAGGATCGGCCAGCCGGTGGTTGTATCGATGGCAACATAGTCGCCGGGACGCACGCGCAGCACGCCGCGATTGGGGACGTAAAGCAGTCCCTGCGGCGTGAGCCCGTTTGTCGGCCCGTAGATCGGATGCGTCGGGTTGATGTCGTCGAGCATGCCGGCATCGATGGTGGCGAAATCCGCAATGTTGGGAAAATAGCCGCCATTGAGCAGCTGATATCCGCTCAACCCGGCGGGCACCATCACGATCGCGGTGAGCGAGTTGTTGGCGTTGGTACCAATCGTAGACGTAGCCATGCTTCACCTCAGAAGGTGGTCGCCGGGTTAGTCGGGTTCTGGTCGAACTTAGGCCCGAACTGCGACACGCTCTCGATGCGACACAGAAAATTCTGATTTTGAATGAGCGTGCCGTAGAAGCATTTCCAGCCGACAACGCGCAGCTGATTGAGCGGATCAGACTTGTCTGCCTCTTTCAGGTAAGTAAACTTAACGTCATCCAGAAGCACCTGCCCGTAGGCGCCGCGCCCGATGATGAACGTCGGATAGACGGTAACGGTCGAGGCCGGTGCCGCCGGCGGCTGCTTGGCGCTGCCGGTCGCGCTGGTGATGACCACCGTCGTCGCCGGCGCGAGCTGCGTGCCCAGGCCGGTCAACGGCCCCGACGTCGGGCCGCCTGCCGCCACCGTGGGGATGGTCGCATTGGCCATGCTCGACGACGTCGACAGATAGACCGTATAAGTGTAGCCGGTCGTCGACGGCGTCAGCACCGCGATCGAGCCGGTGGGACCGGTCACCGACTGCGCTCCCGAGATCGCGTAGACTTGGCTGTCCTGCACGTTGTTGTTGACGTCGGTGCCGGTTATCTGCACGTAGTAAGTGCCGGTCGCCAGCGCGCCTGCCGCGCCAGGCGTGTAGGTGACGCCGTTGGCGTTGTTGGCGAAGCCGGTAAATGACGGCACCATGTTCGTTTCGCAGAAACGGATGCCGTTGAATTCCCCGGCTTCAAAATTGTAGATGCGATTGATGTCGCTGTAGGACCACGCCGTCTGCACGCCGGGGTTCTGTCTGAGATCAGCAGCAACAAACGGGTGAATGATGGCAGTGTAATGCGGCATGGTACGTGGATTGTTCGATGCACGCGCACCACCGGCATCGGCATCGAGCTTGGTGTCAGTCATCTCGTCGCCGTTGAAGCGCGGCGCGCCAACATTGAAGAGGAGAGAATAAGCGCGCTGCACCTCAAATGGGCTCAGGACATCGCCGGCAACAAGGTTGGCGCGTGCAGCGCGCGAGTTGACAAAATTGAACTGCAAGCCAGAAAGCAGTGTGTTGAACGTGTTGCGCTCGAGTGTTTCCGCCACTTGCAGGCCGACCAGCTCGGTCGCCTTGGTGAACAGCGGATGGTAGATGGTCATCTCCGCGACATCGGTGATGGTGATCTTGTCGCCCCACTGCTGGGCGACCACGCTCACCTGCTGGATGGCCATCGTCTCGCCGATCGGCGGCACGCCTTCCGAGATCGGCGCATAAGGCAACGGCACGCGGATGTAGCGCGTGGCCAGGTAGGTGGTGCCGCGTCCCTTCGGGAGCGTGAGCGGATCGCCGAACTGATAAGCGACGAGCTGACGGCGTGCCAGCGGTAATGTTTTCTCAGCAATATAGTTGACAATGTCGCCGCTGAACTGCGACGCAACATTTGGTCCTGCCATAGCCCTCTCCTATGAGCGGGCTGGAGGAGCACCCGCTAGATCAGAATATCCTTCAGCCGCTCCTCGGCTGTGCTCATTCGCCGGGCCGGCTGTCCCCGATCGCCCTGCGGGCGAGCGGGAGCAACCCGCTCCGCTTCAACCCGCTTGCGCGCCTGCCTGCGCGCCGGCTCTGCTTTCGCCGCGCCGTTCAATGCCTGCCGGCCGAGTAAATTCTCGAGAATGATCTGCCGCTCGACCGGCCGGCCCTGGCGCAGGTACTCCTGAAACACCCGCTCCACCTCCGGCGCCATGCGGCGATAGACGGGATCGGCGCGCGCCTGAGCGTCGTAATTGGCCTTGTCGAGCTGCATCGCCATACGCAGCTCGGTCTGCTGCAGCTGGCCAGCCAGCTGCTGCCGGTCCTGCACGCGATAGTATTCGCTGCGCTCGTCCGGCGTCATCAACGCCAAGCGCTGCTGCTCCTGCTGCGCATTGACTTGCTGTTGCTGGCGTTGCCACTGCTGCCGCTCTAACTCCCTCTCGCGCTCCAGCCGGTCGAGACGCTCGCGATAGTCGCGGTTCTCATTGGCTAGATGCCGGTACCTTCGCGACTCAGCTTCTCGCTCCCCGGAGCGCCCCGCTTGTGGTGCCCTTGGGTCTTCATCTTCGTCAGTGCGTTTGGCGGAAACATCGCCTTCCTCGTCCCGCCCTGCGCTGTCCTCCCCGCCGGTTCCGCCACTGTCGGTCCTCGGCTCCCGCTCCTCGTCTCCGACCTGTTCACTGTCAGCTTGCGCGACATCATCCTCGTCACCTTCCATGACGTGGTGCTCCTTCTCCTCAGCGGTTACGACCGCCACTCGGCTTTGAGGTATTTCAGCGGTTACGCCCGCCACCCGGCCTGCTGGACGAGAAAATTACGCCCGATTGTCGAGCGGCGTCAAGATATTGTATAAGACCGCCCATGGCAGACCTAGTCTTGGATGCCCTGGCAGAGGCATTCCAAGCAGAAATCAAGCACACCTACTCCATCACCTCGCGCGACTACAAACACCACGGGGGCGTCGAGGCTGGCGCTAAAGTGCTGTTTGAACGCATAAAAGTGCTGCGGCTCTACCACGATGCCATCGTCGATCTGCTGGAGGACGCCAAATGAGCGGCGCTCTGGAAGAGGGCGGCAAAGCCGCCAACACGTTCATCGAAGCTTTGAAAGGACAACCCGCTGTACTGGCTCTGACCGTCGCCAACTTTGCCCTGCTTGCCTTCATTTTT